ATGTAAATTTTATTTTAATAACGATCTTCCGTTTGAAGATGAACAACAGAACGGACAGGTCTTACAAGAAGACCGGGCGATGAAGATGAGTGAATTAGGAGATAATAAAAAATATTCGGAGATTTCCTTCATGATTTTCCGAACAGGCAGTTGTTTGATTGTAGGTAATTGTACCGAAAAGATTCTTAAATTTGTCTTTGCCTTTATAAAAAAAATGTTGGCCGAAGAATATGAAACGATTCGCGTAGACACAGAAGAGCCGGTAAATAAAAATAAAAAGGTGAAGCTCCGGAAGAAGACAATTATCATGTCTCAGGAATATTTTACGGATAATTCCCAAACAAACTAGTTATTAGTATCCAACATTCAAGGGTTTAGCCAGTTTACTAAATCAGACATATCACCTGCTTTTAATTTTTCATGAAACGTATCGGATTCTATAAAACATTTTTGCAAATAGTCACTAGTGTCAAAGTCATTTGACCTTGTTTTTTTTCGCTTTCCAATAGATTCCAAAATTTCTTTCAATAATTTTGTATATGAGCCAATTGATAATTTTTCCTTTTTTTGGATAAAGTCTAAATAACAGGTTGTTTTGTCTAATATATTTACTTGTTGTAAAAATGGCAGTAAAAAGGTGGCACATAATTCCTTTCTTTCTGAAAAGGTAAGGCTCTCATTTTCCCAATAAAAAAGTGCATTTACAAATTTTGACATGTTAGTAAAAAGAGCTCGGCACTCTACATTATCCATTAAAATTGACTCTTCGTTCGAAACAATAACATTCGTCATCGTATTATAAGAGTCTTCTGGCTCTCCGTCATACAAATCAAATATCGTTTTTCGATAAACAAAGAGCACCGCATCCATATGATTTAGATTCTGACAAAGGTTGGAGCTATTGATTTGTTCCATATATTCTAAATAATAATAGAAGGTTTTTTTAGAATAATGGCAGGCCTTTTCGATGTTTTTGGTTTTTAAAATAACATACTCGAACACACGGTGTAAAGAATTCATTCCTATATACATACTCGATGCGGGGGTGCTTGTTTCGTTCATGTATTTCGATTCGGCGATAAGTTCCATATACTCATTTATCACAGTAGCATATTTATCGATAATTAGGCCATACGACATTTACATAATGAGAATATTTTTATTTTACAAATTGTATGCATATTCGTAAAATAAAAGCAGCTGGGAAGTATTTAGGAAAAAGTTTGTAAACAAATAAACTATTTTTTCGTCGGAATGATATAAAGTATTATCTAAGATATAATTTATATTTGTTAAAATAAACAATGAGCACGCCAAATCCTACCACTACTGTCGCCAATCAATCTGGAACAAATACTACACCTTCTGGATATCGTTTACCTGAAAATAATACGCTGCAGCATGCAGCCAAATTGTCAATTGTTGAGGATAAGCCAATTATGTTAGATTATTGGACCAATTCATTAGATAAGACCGTTTTAATTGGCGTAAAGGATAACCAGGAAAAGCTACTTGTTAAGAGCGAAGAGGAATATACCAGTCCTGTATCCAAGATTTACAAGGTTGGAAAGGAATATATCATTGTTACGGAAAATTCGATTTATTTAGTTGACGTAGAGATTCCTACCAAACGCATCAGCTCTTAAAAAAATTGAACAACAATACATTTTGATTAGCAGTTTATAAATAATCAAAATGTCGGATATAGAAGCTTTGACTGAGTCTCACAATCTAAAGCAAGACGAAAGGGTCATTGTAAAAGAACGCTTTAATAGCGAAATAAGCTATCGTGGCATCATTTATAAAATCATAAATAAACCACTTAATGAAAGGATTTTACACTATAAAAACACGTATATTGATTACTTTTATATCAAGTTTGATGAACCAATTTACCATTTGTTATTACACCTTTTAACCTTTCAATTGCCGATTTATGTAACCAGAAATCGGCAATGGCGATTTCTTGGTTGATAAAAGGCAATTTATCGGTTATAAAGTAACAGTTGCCAAATCACATTAAAAGACGCCGACCTTAAAGTCGGCGTTTTAAATGAGAAATGGTGTAAAACGGGGCTTGGAGATAATATATAACCATAAACCAATGATCTTAGGAAACGTTGATAGAGACGCGAGCGGGAGAATAGAAAAAATACATTCCCAACCCGGATTTCCAGAATCTCTTTCTAATAAAAGTGAAACTCAAATTAGACTAGAGAATATTAATGCGATGTTGGTTTGGCGGGCCGCATATGATATTCAAGCTGACCAATAAATTTTATTCTTTTACGACGATTTCGATTTGGTCAGTTTCACAACCTATTTGGTCAGTTTCACAACCTATTTGGTCAGTTTCACAACCTATTTGGTCAGTTTCACAACCTATTTGGTCAGTTTCACAACCTATTTGCCCATTATTCTCAATTTTTTTATTCTGGTACACATAATAAAATCTCATCAACATTGCCGTTCCATCTAGTAATAACAAGGGTCCATAATTTGTCATTAAAGGTATACTATTATTTACGATTGCATATGCCAACGCTAAAGAGGTTGCAATAAATATAATGATTTTCTCGGGTAAATTATAAACGTTGGCATTTTTATTTTTATAATTTGCATAGAGTTCTGGAACATAACACAAAAAAAAGAGAGAGGAGGTAGTATACATTAAATAATCAGCAGCCATTAATTATATTTGTTATTTTTTTCCTTTATATATTATTGTCATTTTCATTTTTAAAGGATATTTCGCAATGATTCGATTTGTTCTGAGGTCAACGTTTCAGGAAATTCAATCTCAAAATCAATGATCATATTCCCAGTGTTACTTTCTCTCGTCATTCCTAAATTGGGAACGACTTTCTTATAATTAGGCTTAATTACGGTTGGGCTACTATTGTTATTCAAACATAACCGCTTTCCATTCAAATGAACTAACTCAAAAGAAAATCCACATAGGGCATCTTTTAATGAAATCTTACGCTGATAAATCAAATCCAGCCCCTTTCTCTTAAATTCACTATTATTTTGAATGCGGAAAGTGATTCTAATTTCTCCTTTTGTATCGTTGATAATATTTCCTTTTTCATGTAAGGTAACAGTTTCATTATCATCTATTCCTTGGGGAATATTTATGTAGACAGTCTCATTTTCACTGCGTCTTGTGTTATTGCTAATCACTGTCCGTTCAACATCAATTGGTAAGGTACACCCCGTAAAGCTTTGTGCAATCGTGATTTGAACAACCTTTTGAATCGGCTCAGGTCTTGCCATATGATGAAACTGGAATCCGGGACCACCACCGCCTGAATGAAAAATACGAATTTCGGGACCACCTGGACTCATATGAATTCCTCCATGACCGGGAAACCCGCCTTGTCCCGGGAATCCTTGGCCCGGAAAACCGCCATGTCCGGGGAACCCTTGGCCAAAGACCATATTGAAAATATTATTTATATCATTCATATCGTTCATGCCTTGGCCCATTGGTCCCATTCCCGGTCCAAATCGTAACTCCATATCATGTTGATTTCGCTTTCCTTTATCGCTCAAAACCTCATATGCTTCGTTTATCTGCTGGATTTTGGTAGTTGCTTCTTCCGTGGAATTTCGGTCAGGATGATATTTCAATGATAAAACGCGATAGGCCTTTTTAATTTCTGCATCACCAGCATCTTGTTCTACACCTAATACCTCATAATAATTCGTCATTTTTATAAATTGTTTATCACGATGTTTTTATATATTATTTGTAATTTTATATAATATAAAACGAAATGAATACTACAAATAAAAGATGAATACGCAAAAATCAGAAACGCATTCTACCTTTATTATGAAATATAAACCTTATTTTATTAATGATTTTTGTTTAGATGATAAATTACTATCCGTTATTCATACTCTGTTAGAAATTGATTATTTGAATATTTTATTTATTGGGAATTCGAGTTCTGGTAAAACAACACTTCTATATGCTCTTATACGCGAATATTACCAGTTATCAAAAGAGGCAAACCTACCCGAAAATAACATCCTCTTTGTCAATAATTTAAAAGAACAGGGAATCCAATATTTTCGGAATGAAATGAAGACCTTTTGTCAATCTCATAGTGCGATTCATGGAAAAAAGAAACTTGTCATTATTGATGACATAGATAATATTAATGAGCAAAGTCAGCAAGTGTTCCGGAATTATATTGATAAATATAAACATAATATTCATTTTATTTCCGTGTGTACCAATATCCAAAAAGTCATTGAATCTATCCAGTCTAGAGTGCATATTTTACAAATACCCCCGCCTTCTCCTGAACAAATTCAGACGATTATGCGTAAAATTATTACTGCGGAAAATATCGTGATTGATGAGGATTCAATCGACTATTTACTGATGATGGCAAACTCATCTATTCGGGTTCTCATCAATTATTTGGAAAAAATGTACATATTAGGAGAACCAGTTCATATTGAATTATGCAAAAAAATATGCTCGAATATTTCCTTTCAGCATTTTGAAAAATACGTCGAGTCATTAAAAACCAGTAATTTGTCTGGTGCGATCGATATTTTGTATGGAATTTATGACTATGGATATTCGGTGATTGATATTTTGGATTATTTTTTCACTTTTGTAAAGATTACCACTATTTTGGACGAAGAGACAAAGTACCGGGTCATCCCTTTGCTATGTAAATATATTACGGTATTTCATAATCTTCATGAAGACGGAATCGAATTGGCCCTTTTTACAAATAATATTTCGGAGTTATTTGTGCATTAATAAATCAGAATTGTAAATTAATTAATGCGTTTAAAATGAATAATTTAGTGAATATTAATATGAGAAAATAGAATATAGTAATAAGTAAAATAGAGTATAGTAGGATGTCAAATCAAATTTTTCGGAAAAGTGTTCCGAAGGAGTTGTTATTTGATTTATTAGAAACAATTTGCTTGAAAACGGATAAGTATTATTATATTGATATGAATGCTTATAAAAAGATGATGTTTAATAATTTACAACCAGCATTTTGTGAATCGTTGAAGGATTATTATCACTTAGGTAAGCAGATTTATATTGAGCGTAAAATGACGTATAATTCATTCACAAATATTATACGACAAATATGTAAAAATTGCATTATCATGTATACTTCGCAAATCAAGTATAACGAGTCGAAATATAACATTGACTATTTTGTATATTTTTGAGATTTATTGGAACGTTTTCTTTTGGACTTTTTGGAGGATTTTTTAGATGATTTGTAGGATCGTTTGTTTTTGTTTGATTTGTTTTTTAGAATTTTTCTTGATTTTCGTTTTCCACCTGACACGGCACGCCGCCAAGGCCTCCATAGCAGAGGCGGTTTACTAACTAGCGGCACAGATGCATTGGTTAGCCAAGCCGAAGTAAGAGCTTCTTTTGCTGAAAAACGTTTTTCGACATCAAACTTTGTTAATCCAGAAAGAAATTCAAATAGATCTTCTGGTAGATCTTCTTTTTTAATTTCAAGAAAACTAATCATGCTACCATCTCCTTTCATTAACTCCATTAATTTTACTCCATTAATTTTACATAATTGAATATAACCTTTTACACGCTTATCATATATTCCTTTACACCCTTGAAGATTTAAAATGGGACAAAATCCCATAAAAATTAACAAGGTTTGCCCTTCACAGAGCATGTAAATTTTGGTTTTACTGGTTCGTCTAAACCAGTTGATAAATTCTTGCTTCTTGATAAATAATTTGGTCTTTCTTTTTTATTTATCGCATTATAAGCAATCTTATAAATATTTGTAGCACCATTCACATCTCTGTTCCAATAACCGCATCCGTTTTTACAACAAATCAGTCCATGAACAATAATGTTTCCTGTTCTGTATGGTTTTGGATTTTCCCTAACCATTGTCTTTTTACAAATACCTATTTCACATTTAGAACACATACAACTCGTTCTAAATTCATCTACTAAATAAGTTTGAAATCCTGCTTTTCTAAATAAGGTTCTCATTCCTTTACCTTTGGTTGCTTCTTTGAATTTCATGTGTTGCTTTTGTTCGTAATCACCAAAACAAACAACTACATCATTTTCATTACCAAATATTTTCTTAAACTGGTTAATCATTTTCTGTTCGCTTTTCTTGGTGTTTCTATAACTTTGTAATCGTAATTTCCTGAAAATGTATTTTTCATAAAATGTAAATAATATATGATTTATTTCACTCTTCTTTTGAATATATTCTTTGAATTTTGTTATGTTAAGTGATTTACGATTAAGTTTTGATAAGTCGGTTTCCCATTCTATAATCGTTTTACCATTTATCTTTTCTTTTTTCAATTCCAGTTGTATTTTTGAATAGTTCTTTTTCTTGGTTTCTTTTCTTCGTTGGTCTTGTGAATATCTAAACTTATTTGCCTGTTTATTATCAGCATCTACGCAATAAATTAAATCACAAAGACCTGGGTCTATTGCTACAATCTTTCTTTTTTGTATTTGAGTGTAATCAGTTAATTCATCAATATATGTTTCTGTTAATAATCCTTTTTTCATCATAGGTAATTTTTTACCAATCAAATCCTTACGCAACAATAACAAAGAACAACTAACTCCATCTGTTTCTATCATATGATGAAATTCATAATATTTTTTATGAAACATCTTTCTTTCTGTTCTAAAAAAGAATTCCCATATTTTATCTTCTTTGCGTTTTAGATTTCCTTTTGTTAAAAAATCACTTTTATTTCCTTGTTTCTTTGTCATAAGTAAATGAACCAATGTTGTTGTATCTAATCTTATGTGTTTTGGTATAACTTCATTTCTCATAGGAAATACATTGTTAATTGTTTGTTGTTCTTTTTCAACTTGTTTCATCATTTTAATCATACAAGGAAAATAGTCCATAGGACTACACATTAAGTCATAAACAATATTATTCTTTTTATAACTTTCTTTATTTGGTGTAATAAATTGTTTTTGTTGGTTAATCCATGCATGATACATGGAATGAGATTTATAATTAATATTTTCTATATTCAATAAATCTGTTTTTATTTTGCGTAGTTGGTTGCATAAGTTATTTACTCGTTGTTCCTTTTCTTTTTGTGTTATATTCAGTTTTCTTATTTTACTTATAATAAATTTCTTTTTCCAAACCACATTTACGTATCTTTCTACATATTCAACATAATGAAATTTAATGTTATTTTCATACATCGTAAGAATATCAATAGTTAAATAATCTAAAATGGTATTCATATGTGTATAATCCAAATTTTCATTTTGAATGAGTGGTTGAAAATCGCTTTTATAAAATGATGTAAGTGTATCTTTTAGTTCTTTAATTTCTTGTTTTGGAGGTCTTCCGGTTAATTTTTCATTACACAAAATTTTCATACAAGAGTTTATGAATTCATCATTAATTTTTGGTAATGAATTGTGCTTATCATAATGGTCTAATAAAAAAAATTTCATAAACATTAATGTTTGAATAACAATTTTATTACACTTAATAACAGCATTTGTAATTTTAGGTGTATTTATATCAGGGTGTTTCAAGACACTTTTCAAGGAAATCTTAATTCCTTTGAAAAAGTCGGTTGGCGGATTTACTTCTTTTTCCATCCTTTATAATATTCCTAAATATTTTTATTTTAAGTCGTTTAACGAAATTATTATAAAATTGAAATAAAAATTTGGAGATAATTAATTTATACAAATACAGATAATGAACGGAAACCAATATATAATTTATAAATTTTTAAACGCAACTACTTTTCAAGCAACCGCAGGTGCTTGTTGGGGTGAAAATTATACATTTGAATTTATTATTGATAAAAAATCTAATGTATTTGTAAACCGAAGCGAAACACATTATAGTAACCCTACACCACCACCGACAAATAAATACTTTTCAATCGTAGATAATATAAAACTGCCTGATTACATAATTGATTTATTAAATCATCTCATAAAACATAATAAAATAGGTGAAGGAAG